CTCTGTATGGTGGCACTCAACTGGAAGTTTACAGTAGGGTTTCTGATAAAATTGCAGGGGATATTGGATCTCCAATTCAATTTAACTCCACAGTAGGAAACTGGTATGTTACTGTAAATAGTGCAAACGAAATTTATAATCAACTTAATGCACTAGGAGTCGCGGAGTTAGGTGAAACAACAGATCTTACTTATGTTAAGAGAATTGTTGATGAAAGAAGTTTGGATGAGAGAGTTTATAAGATTAGAGCAGTTATTCCAAAAGAACTCACTGCTGCTAAAGATCCAGAAGAAGGATTTATTATTCAGGATTCAAGCACAACTGGTGCCCGTCCAAATGACTTTACAAGAACTAGTATTGCGAGCACGGATTATGAGTATAACAAGAATCCAAGATTTATTACAACCTGTTCTGTAAGTTCCAATACAATTACAGTATTGTCTGAAATTCCTCACGATTTGAATATTGGTGATATTGTTGTTGTTAAGAATGTAACTGACAGTAGCAATCTACCTGGCACAGATAATCGTGGTTATAACGGACGCTTCCGTGTTGCATCCGTTGTAGATGATATGTCATTTACATATTCTACAACTGACTTAAGTGGAAGAGTTCATACTCCCGGAGCAACGAGCACAAATAATATTGACTTGAGAGTTACGGATGATCAAGTTAGAGAACTGCCACGTTTTGAAAGAAATGACATTCAACAAAACTTGTATGTTTATCGAAATGAAGTCATCTCTCCATACGTTCAAGGGCAGCAGGATGGAATTTATCACCTGTATGTTTTAAATGCAAGTAATGGAATTCCAGAAGAGTTTATCAATCTCAAGTATTCGCAGAGTCCTGTAGATCTTTATCCACAGTTGGATAGAGATAATGTTGAGGCAAATCCCCCATCGGCAAAGACATTTGCTCTTCGTGCTCCAATTGGTGACACAAACACCAGTGATTTAAAGAAGAGTATTACCAGAGAAACTGTTGATAAATTTGCAATATCTTTGGGAATTGGTCAATCAATTACTGCAGCATCCACAACACCAACGAGTTCAACACTCACATTCGGCAGAAGACACGGATTTGGTGCAATTACTCTCGGTGCGATTACTGCAGGAGCATCCTATAATAATGGAACTTATTATGATGTAAAACTCTTAAATACGGACCCAAATCCACTTGTTGGAACTTGGAAAGGTGCAACAGCAAAAGTTGTTGTATCTGGCGGTGCTGTTACTTCTGTTGATATTATTTCTGCTGGTTCTGGTTATACAAATGGAGAGGCACTCTATTTTGATAATACCAGAATTGGTGCTGGTAATGGTAATGCAAGATATACCTTATCCACTGCTGGTATTTCTACAAGCGTTGGTGATGTAGTTCAGGTTACTGGTATCGGTACAACCGCAGATTCATATCATCGTATCAGTGCAGTCAACTCTGCAACTCAAATTTCTATTGCTAAAACTGCAGGAGACCCAAATCCTGTTGTTGGACAATATGCTGTAGTTGTTGGTCCATCCGCAAGAGTTACATCGACAAGTTATAGTTCTGTAACAGGAATTGCAACATTTACAACAGCAACTCCACACGGATTGTTAGCAGGAAATAAGTTTAGAATTATTGATTCTTCAAATAATAATGTTGGAGACTACATTGTAAAAGAAAGAGTAGGTGTTACTACATTTACAGCAACAACGAATAAGTCTTTAAGTGTTGCAAATGGATTTGTTTTAAAGCACTCTCTATCTGCAAATGATGCAATCTCTGATGTTAGAGAAGAAAACTTTGGTGTCCGTCAAATTTCTTTCTATGGAAATGAAATTGTAAGACTCACAACAGCAATTACAGACGATTCTGCTGCGACAACACTTCAAGTTTCTTCCATCACTTCAGGTATTGGCACCGGTGCAAGATTCCCAATGGGTTCTTACATTCAGGTTGATAGTGAGGTAATGCGAATTACTTCTTCAAGTAATAACTCTCAATTTACAGTTCTTCGTGGTGCTCTTGGAACAAGAAAAGAAAGTCACGATGCTGGTTCTTTGATTCGCAAAATTAATCCCCTTCCCGTTGAGTTCCGCAGACCATCTATCGTTCGTGCTTCTGGACATACATTTGAATACCTTGGATATGGTCCTGGAAACTATTCCACAGGTCTTCCTCAAGTTCAATTGAAGTCTCTGACTGAAAGAGAAGACTTCCTAGTACAATCTCAAGAAAGGTCTGGTGGTATTGTTGTTTATACTGGTATGAATAATAGTGGTGATTTCTTCAGTGGAAACACCAAAACATCTTCATCTTCTGGTGAAATCACTTCATATGATATTCCAACTCCTACAGTAACTGGTGAAGACCCTTCCAAGTCTAGTGTTGTTTATGATGAAGTCACTGTTAAGGAGAGGCTACTTGTAGAAGGTGGTGATTCTGGCACAATCCTTTCCCAGTTTGATGGTCCAGTTACATTCAACAAGCAAATTAGAGCAAAGGATGCTGTGACCTTTAGTGGTCAAGTTAGAATCACTAACGCATCAACTTCAGATTCTGTTGGAAAAGGTGCTCTAATTGTTAAAGGTGGAGTTGGAATTGGTGAAAATCTTTATGTCGGTGGAAATACATTCTACACTGGCACTGTTGCAATTACAAATGCAACTGAGTCTACAACCACAACCACTGGAGCATTTACAGTTGCTGGTGGAGTCGGAATCGCAAAGAATCTGAATGTCGGTGGTTCATTATCAGTTGCAGGTGTATCAACATTTACTGGTCTTCTTGACGCAAATGGTGGAGCAACAATCGACAACATCAGAATTGGTGTTGCTAGTGACAACGAAATCGATACTTCTACTGGCAATCTGACAATTGATTCGGCAGGAGGAACTACAACTCTTGATGACAACGTTAGTATTACTGGCACTGCAACAGTTACAGGTCTCCTTGATGCAAATGGTGGGGCATCAATTGATAACATTCAAATCGGAATCACTGGTGACAATGAAATTGATACTTCCACTGGTAATCTAACAATTGATTCTGCTGGTGGTACTACAACTCTTGATGATAATGTCAGCGTCACAGGTACTCTATCGGTAACTAGCACTTTAGCAGTTAATGGAAACACAACTCTTGGTGATGCCATTAGTGACATTACAACTGTAAATGGCGAATTAAGAGTTACTGGAGACATCACTGCATTCTTTACTTCTGACCAAAGATTTAAAGATAATATCCAACCAATTGAAAATCCACTTGCTAAAGTCCTTTCAATCAGTGGTAATACTTATTCTTGGAATGAGAAATCTGGAAAAGAAGGAAATGATGTTGGTGTAATTGCACAAGAAGTTCTAGAAGTTCTTCCTGAAGCAGTTACAACTAGAGATAATGGTTACTTGGCAGTTGATTATCAGAGAATTGTCCCACTTCTTGTTGAAGCAATTAAAGACCTTTCACATAAAGTTGAAGTATTAGAGCAAAAACTCCAAGATAAATAACTAAAAAACATATAAGATGGCAAATTATAAAAAGTCATTTAATTTTAGAAATGGCGTTCAGGTTGATGAAGATAATTTTGTCGTAAATGCTAATGGTTTGGTGGGAATCGGAACAACGATTCCCGAAGGATATCTTTTGAATGTATATGGCGATACTAGAGTTACTGGTCTCATCACAGCAAGTCAGTTAAATGTAGGAGTTGCAACGGTTGGATTTTTAACTGCAACTGGAGCAACAGTTTCTGGAGTAATGACTGCAGCAACTTTCTCTGGAAGTGCTGCAGGATTAACTGGAATTTATGCAATTGCCGTAGATGGGTGGTATATTGATGGTGGGTATATTTCTACTACATCAAATGTTGGAATTGGAACAACACTACCAACTGGAAATTTCCAAGTTGGCACTGCTGTTACGATTAATAACACTGGAAATGCAACCTATACTGGTATTATAACAGCAGTAGGATTTACTGGAATTGGTACAATTTCTGCAGCAACTTTTGTTGGAACTGGTCCTGGTCTTACATCTTTAAATGCATCTAATATTGCATCAGGAACTTTATCAAACGATAGATTACCTTCAAATGTTAGTGTTGCTGGAGTAGTAACTGCTTCGAGTTTTGTCGGAGTTGGGTCAGACTTAACCTTACTTAATGCAACTAATATTGCATCGGGGACTTTATCAAACAGTAGACTCCCTTCAAATATCAGTGTTGCTGGCATAGTAACTGCTTCGAGTTTTGTTGGTTCTGGAATTGGAATTACACAAATTAATGCAAGCAACATAGAGTCTGGAACTCTATCAAATAGCAGACTTCCCTCAAGCATCAGTGTTTCGGGAATTGTAACTGCAACTACTTTTGTTGGCAACTTAACTGGAACTGCAACAACTGCAACTTCTTTATCTGGAAGTCCAAATATCGTTGTTGGAATTGCAACAGCATCTAATTCTCTAAATGTAGGAACTGCAGGCACAGGATTCTCTGCACTATCAACTGGAAATATTGGTATAGGAACTGCAATTCCAACATCAGAATTGCAAATTATTAAAAATAATAACACTCTTGTCGAAGTTATTTCGC